ATTCAAATCCTGAATAGGATTGAAATAAGAGTCTGGTGCATACCATTGACCTACTAATTCGTCTTTCTGTACCTCTGTCAATAGTCCGACATAGGTTAACTTTTGTTCTGTTGTTAAATCTGTTAGTTTCATTATACGTTTCTATTTAAAGCTGTTTGGAATGTAGTTACTCTTGTATTTAGGTTAGTTGCTTCGGTATCGCTTAACCCGTCGCCTATTGAAGCGAATGCAATTTCTTTATTTCCGTAAAATGTAGATATATTACTTTCATTAAAACCTCCTAAATACATATTAAAAGAACTTACAGAACTTACACTTAAAGCCTTTGTATTTTGATTAACTCCGTTTTTAAAATATTTTGAATTTGTGGATACAGTAGTACCATTAAAAAATCCTCTACTATCTGAATTGCTAAATGTATTTCTATTAGTTGCAAAATTTCCACTATCATAACCAGCAGTATCACCTGACCTTCTTAAAAACAAATCAAGATTAGTTGCCCCAGTTCCATCTCCAGACCCTATATCGTAAACTGCTGTTGTATTAGTTCTTGAATAATATGATAAGTGATTATTATTATAAGCTAAAATACCGTTTGGTGCAAAATAAGTATTAGCGTAACCATTAGTCCCATTTGGTTGCGCTCCTGTTGAACTATGTGTCCAACCGCCACTAAACACTAACCTAAATGCCACATCTAAATCGCGTGGGTCTTTTAAGTTCCATTTATGTTGTGAAGCTGTTCCCCCAACAAACGGATAAACCGCTTTCATCTTAGTCCACAAGCTGTCATCTTTTAAGCCTATTACTAAGTTATTTATTGCAGTTGCTTCTACTTGGTCTTGTATATTAGCAGCCGTTACAAATGCCTGTGCATCAGCATCACTTACTGTTTGAGTACCTATTGAGCGTCCTAAAGTTGTTTGGAATGCTTGTACTGCTGTGTAAAAGTTAGCCGCTTCGGTATCTGTAAGTCCGTCACCAATTGAAGCAAAAGCACATTGTTTATTTGAATAACCAAAAACTCCTTGAAATACATCTGATATATTACCAGCTCCCAAATAAATCCCTGTACCAAAAAGCGTATTAGCAACAACATTACTAACATTATTAGTATTTGTTCCACTTAAAGTTCCATTTTTATATGTTTTTCTATTTGTGCTACTTAAAATATTGCCAATAAAATGACCTGTGGAATCAGTATTTGATGATGTTGTAACAACTACTGTTGTTGTATTTCCATTATAATATTGAAATAAATCTGATGTTCTTCTTGCTCCTAAAGCTGGACCTAAAAAACCATTATTTGAAAAAACACCCATTTCTACTGTGTTTGATGCCGCTTGATTTGTTCTTGAATAATATGAAATATGATTATTTCCATTAGTTAATATACTTGAAGGATTTAATTTAGTATCTGCATATCCATTTATTCCATTAGGTTGATAACCGTTTGCAGTCCAAGTTCCTCCACCATGCCAAGTTAATCTAAATGCAGCATCTAAATCTCTTGGGTCTTTTAGGTTAAATTTCATTTGTGACTTAATATCAGCCTCAACTGTTTTATCTGTTACAAATGGATATAAAGCCCTCATCTTAGTCCAAATAGAATACCCTTTCAAGTCAACTACCAAAGTATTAATAGCACTTTGTTGAGTAGGGTCTGTTATTGCAGCCGCTGTAATAAATGCTTGTGCATCGGGGTCTGTTGTTGGAGCACCTGAAATATCAGTTAAACCCGCCCAACTATCAGCGTGTATATCTCCCCAACCAATAGCGTTGTTTGCACCTTGTCCCCAACCTATGTTGTTGTTTGCTGAACCGTCACCCCATCCGTTACTATTTGCCATAATCTATTAACTTTAAATTATTTGATTTGTACCATTATGGGTAAACTTTAATTTCTATTGTTGTGCTATCAAGTAAAACATTCGCTTCCGTATTCGTAGAAGTTGCAGTTGTTGTTATTTGAACCGTGTTATTCGTTTTTCGCGATCCTAATACAGAACCTTTATAAACACCTGAAATCAATACAGCAGTTTTATTTGATGTAAATGCACCCGTTAAAGTTCCGATATAAGAACCTACGCCATCATAACTCCAAACTAAAGTACCACCTAAAGTATTTTCTAAAACCGTAGCAGTAGGTGCAGAAGTTCCCGTTTGAGTTAATAAAGCGACATATTTCTTTGGTCCAAACCAAGATAAAGTTCCACTTCCATTTGTTTGTAAAACTTGTCCGTTTGTTCCATCTGCCGTTGGTAATGTGTAAATTCTTGATGTTACTATATCCGTAGGTGCTTTAAATCCTACGTAACTACTTCCGTTAGAAAGTAATTCCATAAACCTTAACTCAGAGGGTTGCGTATCGTTACCACCTATTAAAACCGCTCCTGTTCCTGCAGGTTCTATTTTAATATTTCCGTTTGAAGCACTTGTAATTTTATTTCCGTTAACATCTAAGTTACCACCTAATTGTGGCGAAGTGTCTAATAAAACCTCGTTTATTTCAGCTCCCGTAACGTATTTAGTATCGTAAGTTGTGCCGTTATAATCCGCTATTGGAATTCTATCCGTGCTTTCAACCTTTGCTGCTTTCGCCGTTAACTGACTTATCTTTACATTTGCCATCTATCTTTTTTAAATAAATTTGTAATTTTCTAATGTTTTCAGCCTTAGGCTTGTATTTCTTTAAATGAACCATCCAAAATAATTGTTTTGTGTGTCCGGGTACATATCCCCGTTAGAATTTAAGTTGTATTCAGGAAATAAGTCTTGGTTAAAACTTATGTAATCAATAAACCTTTCTGTGTAATGCTGTGCAATTGAACGCTCTTTTTCAATTAAGAAATCAATTTCGTCTTTTTCTACGTTTGTAGCATTCTCGCTATTGTGTTTAAATACGCCTTTATTAGCGATTGTATACGCCGCAAATGGTAAGTATTCAACCATTGCCCAATGAATCAACATAGGCTTTATATACGTCGTTACAAGCGATAAATAATTGCCTCCTAAATCATCGTTTACAATATCATCTTTTATTTTGTCTAAAAGACGAGTACCTAAATAGTTTTGAATATGAATATCCTGAGCTACTTTAATCCATTGAATAAAGTTATCCGTGTCAACGTTGCCATTCATGGCAGTAAACTTCACAACATCGTCTCTCGTAATTAGTAGTGCCTCCGCCATCTTTTAATCTTTTGGTAAAAATCCTCTGTTTTCCATGTCAATAGGTCTTCTTCCTACTAAAACTGGATTCTTAATTACATAACCTAATTTTTCCGCCTTTTTAACAGCTACTTGTGTTGCTCTTGGTGAGTTAACATCAATACCTACGCCTTCAAAACTTGCGTACACTCTTTTTAACCATCTATGGTGACAATTACCGCCGCCTTTATATAACCAAATTGAATAAGTATCTGCTCCTCGTGGACCCCAACCTGCATTCACTACGTTGTTACCCATTCTTAAAATATCTTCTTTACGATATATTTTATTTGCACGTACCATTTGAGCGCAGAAAGGTCTCGTCTTTTCAGTTGCCCTTCCGTCATAAACATAACGAGTAATAAATTTAATACCTTCTATATTTGCATCCTGCTCACTTTTTGAATTGGGAAAAGCAGAACCCGTGCTAACAAGGTTAACAACCTTAGATAATAAACTTTGTTTTACCTCACCGTTTAGAATATCGTTTTCCTTTTCATCCGTGTCGTAGTCTACTTCAAACTCGTCAATTAATAACCAATCCTTGCTTTCGTCTTCGCCTAATTCTATTAAAGGGTTAGATTGTGAGCTTAATAATTCAGGGTCTAAATCACTACCTCCGCTTTCAGGTTTTAGCCCTACAATTCCGCGTATTTCGTTTGGAGTTAAGGATTCAAGAACTTTATTTGCAACTAATGGAGAAAGGTTACTAATCGAATCCACTAATTGTTTGTTCAATCCCTCCATTGTTAAATCTCCAGCAGCATCCAAAGGATTTAATTTAACAAAATAAAGTTTTAACGAAATACCGTTGTAACCTAATATTAAATCTATTGCTTCTATTAATTCATCTTGTAATGGTTTAATAACCATGTTTTCATACAATATAGTCGAGTTTCTTAACTCATCTGCATTACTCGAGAAACCCGTTGACGTTGCAATACCAAATAAAAGGGGA